TTTTTGTTCTAACATCTCATTATAAGATGCATCATCAACAGCTCTAAATTGTACTTTAGAATATCTTTTTGCAAACTCTCCTGTAAGTACGTTAATAACATTAGGTACAATAGGATAAAACTTTAACTCTAATGCAGAATCATTTTCTTTAGTTAATACATCCATTAAATCTTTGTAGTCATTATCTGGCTCTACAATATAATCAGACTTATCTATAATACCTTTAGCAAGTTTATAATTCTTTAATAGTCTTCTAGAATTAACACGTAAAAATTCAATACCTTGCAACTCTAACCAATCTAAGTTCCACGCTGCCCAGTCATCTGTTTTTTTGGAATATGGTAAAAATTGAATAGGCTGTGTTAAGCTAGAAAATGTATCTCCACTTTCTGCTTTTGCACCATTCTTAAGTTGCATTGCATTTAATACTCTCATCTATTTATAATTTTTAAAGCCAGATCTTCTGATTGACCCTTTTCTACGGCCAAGATTTTTGAACGGACTATACTTTAATTTACTTATTTTTTCTGAGTTTACCAAGGAATTATCCTCTGATTCACGTCTTTTGGAATATCCTCTATTTGATTGTTGTATTTTGACAAATGCAATTAATGCACCAAAAGTCACTAATCTATCTACGTTTAATCCAGGATGATAAGCTAACATTTCTTTTAATAACATTTGATCAGGAATCCTTTCTACACCTAAAACCTGTGTTGTTACAGCACCAGTCACATCAGTCTCTTCATCAATTACTTCTCTTAAAAATTCTATTGCATATGATATTAAATGACTTTTAAATAATGTTCCCGTATTTTTCCAACCATATTCTTGATACACTGTTCTGTTTGAACCTAAATCTTTTAAAAATAATATTTGTTGTTTAGGTACTAAATACTTTTGTTTTTTTCTAGCAATCATATGTTGTATAAACAAGGATATATTATTCTCAACAATAGTCCAAGCATTATACCATTCAATTATTAATTCTAATCTTTCATGAGTTTTATTTATATCATCAAATCTACCACACCAAGCTGCTACTATTTTATCTCTTTCTATGAATTGTTCTACATCACCAGCTTCATTAGTTCTTGTAACTTCTGTTGCATTCTTATAAATATAGATACTACATAAAGAGTCAGATGTTGTTGTTTTACCTTCTGACACAGGGTCAATAGAACCATAGTATGCACCAAATTGAGGATTAGGTACAGGTCTTTCCCATACAACTATAGATCCAGTTTTATCTTGTTGTTTTTTATCTACTGGAAAAGAACTGATGGGTAATTTATTTGTTCTTTTAGCTATAATGCCTGACTGATCTCTATCTAAATCAATCAACTCATAAGGATATTTTTTTTCTTCTATGCTTTTTAATTGTTTAGTTATTATACCTTGAGGAAAAATTGATTCTTTTCTATATGCAAAAGCTTCAGCAATATTTAAAGGTTTCTGAGATATTCTTAATTGAAATTGTTCTCCACTTAATTCATTCTTCCATCTTGCTCTTTCTAGGTGAATTGCTTCAATAGCTTCTTCAATAAGACTATTGCCATATTTATCAATATAAGGGGGCATAGACCACTGTTCAGGAATAAATAGTCCTGCCATACCAATAGTACCATCAGCGTCCAGTAAATTAGTTTCTACTGCATATATATCATTTGCTCCTGGTTGAAGAATCATTTCCTTTAATGGATTACATTGTTCTAAATCACCCACTGATCCTGCTGCAATAAACATTCCTGTAGTTACCATACCAGATGACATTGCAGGACGTAAATATTCATATGTCTGCATCATGTTTTTAGCAATACCAGCTTCCTCATGAAAAAAGTAAGTACAAGGTCCACCAACACCTGTTGTTGCATTCTTTTCAAAAGATGCACCTTGTATTTTAGATTTAAGTCCTCTAGATGTTTTTCTATTATTAACCTTGACTTCAATCTGCTGTTGCCATAATAATACTTTTTCTGGATTACTTGGTCTATACCAAGCAGTATGCTCATTTAAAAATGTTTTGTATTCTTCTAAAAACTTCCAAGATCCCTTGTCATTAATATAATCTTTTAGTGAAGCTCCTATTTTACAAATAGATCCTTCTTCAAACCAATACTGGTTTATAATTTTACCCATATGGAAGTATGAAGATGCTATCTGTCTTTTTTTAAGTATAGCTGAGTGTTGATTATTTAGCTCTGCTAATAACTCATATAAAGCCATATGATATTGTGCATCCCGCACTTTAGCAAATCCGTAATGTTTTTCTTCTTTATCAAATATTGGTAAGAAGTTTAACCACATGTAATAATCTCTAGTTAAATACCATACATGTTCATCATGTTTAAATATTACACCAGTCCTACATTTATTTTTTTGATCTTCCCAATATGAAGTAAAATCTTTTGATCTAAAAGGTTTATTACAATAAAAACCTTGTTCATTAAATATTCTAGCTTGTTCATTAAAAAGTAAAGCTGTTTCATTAAACTTATATTCTCCTGGTTCTTTAAACAAATTAAATATAAATTCTTGAAAAGCCTCTTCAGTAGAAAATTCTGTAGTAGACCATTGTCCTGCTTCATATGTAGGTATGATTCTACTCATATCTAATTATTGCAAAAACATCACCCTGATTTAGCAATAAATGTTCTACACCCTCATGCTCCATTTTAGTTGGCATAGCATGATCAGCATATTGTACTTCATCTCCTATTTTTATTTCTTCTACCTCAGCACCTATTCCAACAACAGTTCCTTTAAATTCTTTTTTTTGAGCTACCTCTGGAATAATAATTCCTGAAGCTGTTTTAGTTATTGATGCTTTGCGTTTAATTAAGATTCTTTTACCTACTGGTATTACAACTTGTTTCATATTATTTTATTATTGGTTTATAATTGGTCATAAGCTAATCCTGCACCACCACGTACAGAGCTTTCTTGTTCCTGTCTCATATCTGTATATGCACCTTTGTATGACTGTCTTATCTGCTCAAACTTAGCAGCAGCGTTAATCATAGAGTTCATATTACCGTCTCTACCATGCTCTATAGGAGTTACCTCCATATATTTAGCCAATCTATCTAACATAGCTTTAATACCTACATATGCTCTGTAAGTTGGTGTTTCATACATTGTTTTACACATATCTAATGCATACCTAATTTTACTATCTTCTGGTGATTCTTCTAACTGTATCTCCTCTATTATAATATCTTCTTTTTCATGTTCAGGTAAATTAAAAAAAGGATTTAAATCAGGATTTGGACAAGTCATATAAAACAAATATTGATAAACTTGCATATGTGTATCTGGATATTCATCCATTATTTTTTTAAGAAATGGTAAAGTGTAACAATGCTCTGTTATAACTACCTTACTGTTTTGTATATCAAATAATTTTACTATCATGAGTCAGAACATAAATCATTACAGTCAATTCCATCTAATATTGTTTTTATAGAAGCATATGACTCTGTTACATATATTGGTAATGCAACACCACTTATAATAAGAACTCTACATTCATTTGAAAATTCATTTAGTTGATTATCAAAAAATTTCCCTACACTTAGTATTTTAGTAACATCAATATATATATCAGCTGTTCTATTATATGACATTGGTAGTAGTTTATTATTAGCATCTCTTGCAGGTAACTCATTTTCCATTTGCATATATGGATATACTTGTGTAAATGTTCTAAAGTCTGGAGTAAATATTGGAATTTTAGCCATAGTTTTTAATTTTTAGAATTATCTTTTAACCACATTACAATAGATCTTACTTCATCTTTTAAATATGGTAGTTCATACATTTTTATATTTTCTAATACTGGTTCACCATCAACATGTTCATTAATTGGATAACCATTAGTATCTTCACCAATCTGCTTAAATTTGACATGCTGTATTGTTAGCTTACCAATCTTAAGTTTAGGGTTGTGCTTTTTAATAATATACGCATAAATACTGAGTTGTAAGTTATAATGATTTAAATTACAATCATCTAAATGATTTACAGGCCTATACATTTTATTAGTTATTCCTTCCCAATTAGTAAAACCTTTAGTTTTAATTTCTTTATTTGTCTTATAATCAGTTATATTTATGTAACCATTTACTACTTCAACTAAATCTGCTTGTCCACATAAACCCAATGATTTTAAATAAACTAAATGTTCAGGATATACACCTTCTTCTAGTTTTTGTACTGGTGCTAATTTTATTCCATCATCATCCACTAATGGTTTAATAATTGGAACCTCAACACCATGTCTACCAATAGTCTTAAGATCTAACATATCAGTTTCTCTTTGGTTATGATACCAATTACCTAATTTAATTGCTCTTTCAGTTTCCCCATCCCATGCAGAAATAATTTCTTTGGGTGTCATCCCATACCATTTAGATCTTTTATTCTTAGATGATTTAACTGCCTGACCATCTCTATCAAACTTAGGTTTAAATTTAGCAATAAATGAGGTAACACTTAACCAATTAATTTTATCTTGATCTATGCTTTCATATACATGACCTTCTTCTTTAAATCTTATTGCCATGACATTCAGTTGTTAAATTATAAGTATCTGTTGTACACCATATTACAACTAAATTAGCTGAAACATCTGTATCACTGTTTATTAAATTATTCATCTTTTAAATTTTTATTTACTTGACTCATTACTTGTTCTTCTTGTTCTTCTGTAGCTACTGCATCCCAATATGCCTTTGGACAATCAGATGATAATGATCTAACTTTAAATGCTAAACTACAACCACAATCTGAACAACAAGGTTGAGTCCCTGGGGCCATACAATTGTCCCCTCTTGCATCAAATAATGAGCAAGCAATACATATTTTAAATCTTTCTTGAGCTATAGCTTCTACATGTTCTTTCTTAAAGATATTATTCTTAATACCTTCTGCAATCTTGTCTGCATTTTTAAAAACATCTAAATATTTACTCCAACTCTTTATTGGCATCTTTAAAATTTTTTTTCTTTATTATATCTTTTTCTAATTGTTCTAACGCCTTTTCCATTATGTTTATATTAAACAAAATATTTTCACTCTGTGCAAAACCTTTATAAGTTCTTTTCTTAAGATTACCTAATATACTTTTATTTTTCTTAATAGAGTGTTCTAATCTCTTTTTTCTAATATGAAATGTTCCTAAACCATCAACTTGAATCCTAGGATAATTTAAATTAGATAAAGACTTTCTCAATTTAGCATAATAAAAAGTAATAAAATCATCTACTACTGATGGATGAACTCCTACTTTTTCTGCTATACCTTTTTTAAACTCTTTATGACTCTTTGGATTCACTTCCTAAAACTTTATAATCTAATAACACTAAACCTTTATTCTGAATATTTATATCTTTATTTATGGAAATAGTTTTTTTATTATTTCCAGTCTTAAACAACAAGTTTTTCTTTTCTGCTTTAGTAATAGCATTTCTTGCTGACTGTGGACTTTTAAAAATATTTAAATTTACAAGCTCTATACAAAATTTAGTTAGTTCTATATTATCTTTTTTAGAAAGTTCTTTCAAAAAGTTTAGATCAGAAGCACTAATAGGTATATTATTAAAAAAACAATAAGTAACTATTTGATACTTAATTGATAACTCTATATCTACTTTTAACTTTAAATCTACTTTATTTACTAACGCCATATTACAAACTCATTATCATATCTACAAGATCAGGATGTGGATAACAATCAGTTTTATCCTTTCTGACATTAGTATGTGTTAATAATCCTTTTACTTTTCCGTAATATGCATCAGAATTAAAATCAAACCCTTTTGTAGGGCCATGCTTTTGTATAAATTGTTTTAAACCTAATCTAATATCTATACCATCTCTTTCACCTATATACCTTAACCATTTTTCTGTTTCTTTAATTTGATTTTCAGAATAATTGTGCCAATGTAAGCTCCCTCTAAAAGGTTCTTTTAATTCTATAATTTGTGAATGTATACATCTGCTTTTAACATAGGTTAAATTACCATTAGTTAAATAACCCATATTACATATCTCTAATCCTACTGAATTACGGTTCATATGACCTGATCCAGTTTTACCTAAATGAAATCCTTGATTACCTTCTGGAAATGCTTGAACCATTATTCCATCATACTCATCACTCCCTGTTCTATGATTTTGTCCACCTAATACAAATTCAGTAGCTACTCTACCTCTAGTATCTCTACCCCAATAATCAATACATGCATAAGGATTTGCATTTCCTGCAGTATGATGTAAAAAAACATACTCATTAATACAATTAGTTCTTCTAACGTATTCTCCTTTTGGTAAAAAATGTCTATGTATTATTTGATCATAATTGGTGAGATAATGCTGTGCATATATATCACTGTCCTCATCAATTTCATCTGGCTCACTTACTTGTAAATTAAGTAATATTACCCATGCATCATTAGTAACAATACCATCTACTGGTAAATTGTGAGCCAATTGGAATCTTTTAACATGTTTTTCTGTATTAGGTCCAAATATTCCATCTGCTGTAATTCCTAATTTAGTTTGTAATGTTACTACATCAGGACCTTGATCCCGTATCTTTAACTGTTTCATGACTGGCTAACTTTTTCTTGAGCTTGTTCCATAGCTTCTTGAAAAGCTTTAGCTTCTGGTGAATCTTTATCTACTGAGTTTTGATTAGCATATTGCTGTGCCATAAACATTTGAGCTTGCATTCTCTCTGCTCTTGACTTTTCAATAGATGCAAGTAGCATCTCATAATCAGCTTGTATTTCTAAATGTGGGATATTATCTTTGTAGAATTCTGTAATTTCTTCTCTACGCTTTGATAATTCTTCTTTTGATAACTCTGGTTGTTTATCAGAAAGGTCTTGTTTGGTTTTATTTGCCATCTTAATAAATTTAAATTAATAATAACAAATATATAGAATAAGTTTAAATAAAAAAAGTTTAATACATTTTTTTTACCATTTTACTTTATCTGCCCAATATGCAGCACTCATTTTACCTTTAGCAATATTTTTACCGTGTCTAGCTTTAAAACTCTTACGTCTTGCCTTTTGTTTAGCTGACTCACCTGCTTTAGGTTTGCCTGCAGTTTTTACTCCTTGTTGACCAAAACGTATAGTTTTTACTTTATCTCCTACTTTAGCAACCACTACGTGTGATTTCTTAGGATGATTAGGAGTTCTCTTAGGTTTATTATAACCAGAGA